CAGAAAGGACCTGAAAGGAGCCACTCAGAGGGATTCCCTCCGAGCAGTGCTCACAGCTCTCATTACGACACGGAGCCTTCGGTACCCTCCAGAACTCAGGACTGAATCTATCACAGCCCCCCCTACTACCGTATGGTATAAGGACGGACTATGGAAGTTTCAAGTCAAGAAATTCTGGGGGGACCTAGGGTTTGGTCGACCGAACCAATCGAAGAACTACCTTCGCGCCGGCTGGAAGCGATTTCACATCACCACCAAGAAGGGTCCAAATGGCCCAGCCCTGTGGTCGGCACTTGCTGACCTTGCTTCTCTTCCCGAGGAGCTCAGGGACGCCATTGGATATCTTGGTGGTCCGGATCTCCAGTTTAAGATGGAGATCCTAATGGATAATCTTGCGGCTCTCGGTACTCTTCTCCCAGTAACTAAGGGAAAGATCCGAAAGCTTAGCAGTATCTCGGATAAGGAGAAGCCGCGGACTGTGGCAATTCTGGACTATTGGTCTCAGACTTGTCTTCGCCCGCTACACTTCTTCCTATTCGGGGTACTGCGCAAGATTCCCCAGGATGTGACTTTCGACCAAGGGTCTTTTGTTTCGAAGGTTAACCTTTGGGGCCCGACGAGATACTTCTCCTTTGACCTGAAGGATGCGACTGATCGGTTTCCCATCAGTCTCATCGCTACGGTCCTAGGAGGGGCATTCACCCGGGAGTGGGTCCAATGTTGGGTCCACATCATGACTGGTTACCCCTTCTCCTCCTCCGAAGGGGAACTCAGTTATGGTGCAGGTAATCCAATGGGGGCCTACTCCTCTTGGGCTTCGTTCGCTGTCGCGCACCACTATGTGATGTACGATGCGTGTACGGAGCTGGGTGTCCCCTGGTCCTCCGCGAGGTACGTCATCCTAGGTGATGACGTCCTTGTGGGAGACCCGGATCTCGCCGGGGCCTATAAGGCTAGGATTGAATCCCTAGGTGTGGTTATTTCCGTTGAGAAAACCCTGGTCTCTGATGAGACCCTGGAATTCGCCAAGCGGTATATCCACCAGGGAGAGGAGATTACTCCCTTCCCTGTCTCCGCAGTGGTCGATACCTACAAGAGCGTAGCTCTTCTGGTTTCGGCCCTGTACGGGGAACGAAGGAGGAACCTGGAACCTAGATCTGGGATTCCTGGTGCGGTTTACAACCTTCACCGGAGGCTTCATTTCCGTAGGCGGGCCTGTAGGCTCGCCCAGGAGGAAGCCACCCGGGTCCAAACAGCT